TTGAGCAAGCCAAAGAAATTGAACACGCTCAACATCAATTGTTAAAAACTCAAACGCATCTAGCAACAAAAAAAGAAGCACAAAGACTTGTCAGCAAGTATGGTACTGAAATAGCACCAGAAGTAGTTAACGAGATTATTAATTGTGAATGTCTACATTATCCAGAAGACAGATTATATTGGAAGTCAGTTAAAAAAGAACTTGAATTAATGTAGTAATAAAATAGGAGGGTGGTTAGTTCTGCCCTCCTTTTAAAAACCAAGAACAATGACTGGAAAATATCTAGTAACAACAGACCATTGGTTTTTAGCTCCTGACGGACGCACATACAATGGAGTATGGGGTGATGTGAAAATACTTGAAGATGGTTTACTTGGAGTAAAAACAAACCGTATGAGCACTAATTGGTATGCTCAAATAGGTGGAAACGGAAGAGAAATCATTGTAGCAGGTTGTCAAATCCACTACGCTGTTAGATGTGAAGAAAAACCACATACTGGAGAGGTAGAGGATTGGACTGTTGATAATGCTACCTTTAATACTTACACAAGACCAACAAAAATTTACATAGCAGAGTAAACTTTACTTTTTTTTTTATATATTTATCACCAGAAAATAAAAAAACAAATATAATGACACAAGAACAATTACGTATGCAAATGCTGGCTGGTATTATTACCGAAGGACAATACAAAGCTAGATTAAATGAAAATGATGATGAATGGAAAGATTTTCCAACCCCACCTTGGTTTGATAGCTTTATAGATCAATTAGCAGATCGCTTACGAATAGAATCAAGTGATTTATCATATAACATGGTTGACCCTCATTTAGTAGGATTTGATATGCTTGATTTTACACAAGAAGAGTTAGATAAATTTCCTAAAGATGCACGATGGGTATTGAAACAACCTGAATTCGCTGGTAAAGGTGTAGTAGTGACTGATAGTACTGGTAGGATAACTGATATGTATGCAGAAAAATATCCAAATCTAGAAGATTATTTATATAATGAAGAATATTGTTGGATTTATATAAAATAAATTAAATTTAAAATTCTTAATAGAAAAGCTTGCCTACCGGCAGGCTTTTTTTTATCTTTAATTATATTTTAAACAAATAAATAAAATAAAATGCAAGAACAACCAAAATTGAACATTGATTTCAAAAACACTACATCTGTAGAAGGGCATGATGGAGGTAAATTATTCGGACAAGCAGTAGTAATCCGTAAAATCTCAAAATTCTTAGTAGGAGCAGATGAAGACTCGCTCATCCCAATCCCAGTATTCTATGATTTGGAATCTAAAAAAATCATTTTAGATACACTTCCACCAGACATTCGTGAGGAATATAAAGACATTGCTCTTGACATCTAAGAAGCAAATAAAAGATATATGGGGGTGGTTGAATGAAATCACCCTCTATAAAACTCCCGTCGAAAATATTTCGGAAGAATCGTGGGACAAATGGAACTCTTACATGATACATCGATATGTATCTATGAATATAAATTATGTTGAATTAGCTAATTTTGTTCAAACTCTACCATACGAGAACAAACAACAAACATATACAATTTATAGAGAGATGATCCCAAAAGCTAAAACGTTCTTGAAGTACGTCAAGTCAAGAACAAAGAGACAGCCTGCTACTTTGGTAGAGTACGTAGCAAAACATTTTGAATGCAGTTTAGGCGAAGCTGAAGAATACATTGATATTTTACGCGAACATGGTGTACGACAAGTTTTGTACGATATGGGGATGGAAGAAAAAGAAGTAACTAAGTTATTAAAAAAATGACAGATAATACAGACATCGGAAGACACAAAATAGAATCATTTAATACAAGAACTGTTAAACGAACAGATTCGGTTGTAGATTCAATCATCGATAAGTTTATTGACAGAGCAACAGTAGGTAAAGCCAAATATGGAACAGACCTAGACCGCAATGATCTATCTTTAGAGGACTGGCTAGAACATTCCATCCAGGAAAAAATGGATGATATTTTGTATATGCAGAAAACCCTAAAGGTAGTGCGTGAAGCAAAAAATTCATAATATTTATCATAAAATATACAAATGAACAAATTAACTCAATCAGAATTACGCATGCAAATGCTAGCTGGTGTGATCACAGAAGGTGAATATGCTGCTGCTATCAACCAAGAAGTTGAAAATACTGAAAAAGATTCACTTAACGAACATATGATCGGAGGAATTGTAGGGATTGGAGCAATCAACCAAATCCCACCTCGTGCTAAAACAGATTACGAAGATGCTTTTGAACATTTCTTAGGTGAGCGTTACCAAATCAAACCAAACCGAGAAAGGGACGATATCAAAGATGTCAACGAGGAAGAAGAAGTTGAAGAAGGTAAAAAAGGAAAAATGTATTTCCATGTGCTAGAAGATGGTGGGTATGGTGAAATAGGACATCAAGGTGTTTATGATACTAAAGAAGAAGCCCAAAATAGAGCTGATTCATTATCTGATATGTTCCCTGATTCATCATTTTATGTTGAAGCTTCAGATAGTGAAGATGAGCCATATAGTGTTACTATGGAAGAAGGTAAAGAAGAAATAGAAGAATCTAGAATATCTCCAGATAATGCAGTTGCTTACCTTGAAAATACGTTAGGACATGTTTGGAACATGGGTACTGGTAAAAATAATATTAATTTTCAATCATTAGCTCAATCAATAGCTCAAGATTTAGGTTTAATTGAAGATTTAGAAGAAGGTAAAGAAATTGAGGAACCAAACAACTACTAAGATGAACCCAAAAGATACAATTACAGTAGACGTTCCTCTATTCATCCGCTTACTAGAATATGCTCGTGAAGATGCTAAAACCGATATGGACCTACACAACGTAGCAGAAAATATCATTGATTTAAGCGAAGAAGGAGAAGTTTTAACAATGGACAACTACAATGCAATTGTAGGAACTTCTGAAGAAGAAATCGCTGAACGTAAAATGCTTCAAGTAAGAGCAGGCATTATAAAATAATTTACGAGACGGCTTAGGACCGTTTGCTAGTTATAGCAAGAGAATACTTTTCACCGCTATCAAAGGTATTTTCAAAAACACAAGAGAGCTTGGATTTTTCAAGCTCTTTTTTTATCTTTAAGTTATGAGAAAGAAACCTCCTGTTATACTTAAAGAAGTAAGAGAAAAACAACTACCACAAATAGACTATGCAACTCAAAAGTCTATTTCGTACTCTCAAATGTCTATGTTCAATGAATGTCCTAAAAAATGGTCATTGCAATATAGAGAAGGACATAAGCAATTTACCTCTTCCATCCATACAGTTTTTGGAACTGCCCTACACGAAACACTCCAACATTACCTTACTGTAATGTATGAGCAAAGTGGAGCAGCAGCAGATCGTTTAAACACATCCGAAATGCTAGAGGAAAAACTCCGTGAAGAATACAAAGCCCAATACAAAGCAAACAACAACCAACACTTTGTATCCCCAGATGAATTAAGAGAGTTCTATGAAGACGGAGTAGCAATCATAAGAGAGTTAGCAAAGGACAAATCAAAATATTTTGGTAAACGAGGATGGCATTTAGTTGGATGTGAAATCCCTATCATAGTAACTCCAAACCCTAAACTACAAAACGTAATGTTTCAAGGGTATCTAGATATTGTTTTGTACAATGAAAAAACAAACAAAATCAAGATCATTGACATCAAAACTAGTAGACAAGGTTGGGGTAAGAAAGAAAAAGCTGATCCAAACAAACAACTCCAACTTATCACCTACAAAAAATATTTTTCTGAAATATACAATTTCCCAATAGACAATATTGATGTTGAGTTTATGATCGTGAAACGTAAAGTATTTGAAAGTGATCTTTATGTTATTAAACGCGTTCAAATATTTAAGCCAACATCTGGTAAAGTGAAATTAAATAGAGTTGCTAAAACGATTAATGCATTTTTAGAACAAGCATTTGATCGCAATGGTTTTAAAGATGTAGACCACCAACCAAGAGAAAACAATAATTGCAAGTGGTGTCCATTTTATAAAACTCATCTGTGTTCTGCGACTTATTAAACCTCCCTACATACGTATATATGATATAAATAAATAAACATATATTATGAGTGAAAAAAACCAACAGTTAACTAGTGTCAAGCTAGACAAAGACTTGTTTGAGCAATTTAAAGTAGAATGCATCAAACGAAAATTTAGTTTCCAAAAATTGAGCGAACGAGCAGTTCATCTTTACTTAACAAGCGATGAATTCAGAAAACAAATCCACAACCACAATGATTTAAGTTGGGAGACAGAAGAGTAATTTCTTACATTTAAAACAAAATAGTTATATGAATTCAAGTTTTAAGTACTTACCGCAAAACGAGCGGAAAAAAATCATGCTAATTTGTGATGACATTCGAGTACACTCCGGTGTAGCGACAGTAGCACGTGAATTGGTTTTGAACACAGCCCAACATTTCAATTGGGTAAACATTGCAGGTGCAATCAACCACCCCGAAAAAGGTCAACGATTTGACATCTCTGCAGACACTAACACAAACACAGGTTTAACAGATGCTTCTGTGTTTTTGTATCCGGTAGATGGATATGGTAATCCTGATTTGATTCGTCAATTAATTGCAATGGAACAACCTGATGCAATCATGTTGATTACAGATCCAAGGTATTTTGAATGGCTATTTCAAATCGAAAATGAGATTAGAAAAACCATGCCAATCATTTACTTGAACATTTGGGATGATTACCCAGCTCCATTGTACAATAAAGCGTTTTATGAGTCGTGTGATGCGTTGTTGGCTATTTCAAAACAAACAAAGTTGATCAACGAGCTTGTTTTAGGTGAGAAAGCAAACAAAAAGGTAATTGAATATGTTCCCCATGGTTTGAACCATGAATTGTATTACCCAATTGAAAAAGAAAATGAATTGAAAGAACTCGAGCAGTTCAAATCAAATTTATTTGGGGGTAAAGAAAAGGATTTTGTTGTATTCTTCAATTCAAGAAACATCCGACGCAAACAAATTCCAGATACAATGCTTGCCTTTAGATTATTTCTAGATACATTACCAAAAGAAAAAGCAGAAAAATGTGCTATGGTAATGCATACTGAAATTGTAAGCGAACATGGTACTGATTTGGAAGAAGTTAGAAAAATTTTATTTCCAAAATATCCTGAAGCAATTTATTTTTCAACTGGACGTTTAGACAACAAACAGTTAAACCAATTGTACAACATTGCAGATGCTCAAATTTTATTGACATCAAATGAAGGTTGGGGTCTGTCATTGACAGAGGCAATTTTAGCAGGAACTGTAATTATTGCTAACGTAACAGGTGGAATGCAAGATCAAATGTGTTTTGAAGACGAATTTGGAAATTGGTATACACCAACTCCACAACTACCTTCAAACCATACAGGACGTTTGAAAAACCATGGTTGCTGGGCGTTTCCGGTTTATCCAACAAACCGCTCAATTCAAGGTTCTCCTAAAACCCCTTACATTTGGGACGATAGATGTACAGCTGAAGATGCAGCCGCTCGAATTGCTGAAGTATATGCTTTAGATAAAGAAGTAAGAGATGGTCTTGGTAAAACAGGTCGTCATTGGGCAATAAATGAAGCAGGCTTTACAGCAGAAGCTATGGGAGAAAAAGCAATTAACGCGATAGATCAATTATTTAACACGTGGACTCCGCGAGAAAAATATGAATTAATCAACGTTAATGACGTTAAAGAAGACACAATCGATCACGAATTTGTATATTAAAATATGGAAAGTCAAGAATTTAAACGAATGCAAGAATTAGCCGGTATAATTGTTGAAGAAAAACAAACATATGATTTTGGTTGTGCCATGTTATATTTTGATTTCCCACAAATGAATAAAATTCATGATGCAATTGATCCTAAAGATGTTTATACTCAAGAAGGAGACAGGTCATTTGGGTTTGAAGATGAACCACATTGTACTTTACTTTATGGTTTACATGATGGGGTTTCAACTGATGATGTTAGAAGTGTATTAGATAAATATACTTACTCAACTTTAAAAGCACATAATGCTTCATTATTTGAAAATCCTGAATATGATGTTTTAAAATTTGATATTGAAGGAGATAATTTACATGAAACAAATTCTGACCTCCAACAATACCCCTTCACATCAAACTTCCCAGACTATCATCCCCACATGACAGTTGCATATTTAAAACCAGGTACTGGGGGAAGATATGTAAAGATGCTTAAAGGGCAAGAATTCGATTTACTCCCTCAACATGCTGTATATTCAAAACCAGATGGAGATCAAGATAAAATTAATATAAACATAGATTAAAAAAGTTATGAGCAAACCAATATTTGTAATCAGTTGCCCTATTGATACCTACTCAGGTTATGGAGCACGTTCTCGCGACATCGTTAAAGCGATAATTGAATTAGAAAAATATGACGTTAAGATTTTACCTCAACGTTGGGGAAACACCCCATTTGGATTCATTCAAGCCCATCCAGAATGGGAATTTTTAACCAAATATATTCTACAAAACCCTCAATTACCAGCACAACCTGAAATTTGGATGCAAATTACAGTTCCAAATGAATTCCAACCAATAGGAAAATATAATATTGGATGTACAGCTGGAATTGAAACAACAATTGCACCTGCAGAATGGGTTGAAGGTTGTTCACGTATGAATTTGATTTTAGGCTCTTCAGTCCACACAATTGAAGTACTTAAAAATAGCAAATTTGAAAAACGTGATCAACAAACAAACCAAGTAGTAGGAGCTGTTGAATGGAAAGGAGATAATGGTGAAGTAGTATTTGAAGGTGCAGACGTTGAAACCTACAAACCTGTAAAATCAACATTTGATTTATCTAACATTAAAGAAGATTTTGCTTATTTGTTTGTAGGGCATTGGATGCAAGGGCAATTAGGTGAGGATAGAAAAAATGTAGGTTTGCTTGTAAAAGCGTTTTACGAAACATTTAAAAACAAATCCAAGAAACCAGCATTGATTTTAAAAACATCTCAAGTAGGTTCATCTTATATGGATCGAGATGAAATTATTAAGAAAATTAAAGCAATTCGAGGTACAGTAAAATCAAATAATCTTCCAAACATTTATTTACTACATGGTGAATTTACAAATGAAGAAATGAATCAAATCTACAACCATTCCAAAATAAAAGCAATGGTTAACCTAACCAAAGGAGAAGGATTTGGTCGCCCATTACTTGAATTCTCATTAGTAAATAAACCAATTATTACAACAAATTGGAGTGGACATACCGATTATTTAAACTCAGAATTTGTTACCCTTTTACCAGGTGAATTAACAAATGTGCATCCATCAGCAGCAAATAATATGTTACTTGCTGAATCGCAATGGTTTAGTGTAGATACTGGTCATGTAGGGCATTATTTGAAAGATGTATTTGAAAACTATAAAGGATATGCTGAAAATGCAAAACGACAAGGTTTTCAATCACGTACCAAATTCTCATTTGAGGCTATGAAAGCTAAATTGGATGAATTATTTACAGCAAAGATTCCTGAATTCCCAAAACAGGTACAAATTCAACTACCTAAATTGAAAAAAATTGAATTACCAAAACTTACTAAATGAAAGTAGAAATTGATGTTTTAACAGATTTAAGAGAAATCCAATTTGGCTTGTTTATGGCTTATGGAGAAGATGAAGATGGGTTCTTCCATATGACTACAATAGGTTTTTTCTTATTTTCTATAAATTTATTTAAATATATAAAAGAATAATATGCAACACGAAGAAATCATTAATTGTCCTAAATCTGGAGGTGACTTGTGCTATAAAGTACAAGTTGCCCCCGAAATTTATAACTACATGAGTTTATCTTGTGGTTTTTGGACAAACTCGTTTATGACAGAAGATCATGAATTTTACATGCAACAAATGGAAACACTACCTGAGTTGTATAAAGATTTGGCTTGGAAAGATCCTAAAACAGGTTTAGTTTGGTTACCAAACACCATCAACAACCCTGAACAAGGTATGATTTTTGCCAATGGTTCAGGTGTTTCAAATTGGAAATGGGCAGCTGTTAAAGCTATTAAAATTCCTAAAAAAGAACAAAAGAACCATCCAATCCCAGGCAAACTAGGTGAATTCATGAAATTCAAAATGGATATGAAAAACATGCAACTTTTTGAAGAGCGTGATTACATTGAAGCCCTTTCATATATTGGGGTATTACCAAACTAAGATATATGAAAATAAGTTATGCCGTTACAGTTTGTAATGAATTTTTAGAAATTCAACGACTGTTAACTTTTCTATTAGAAAACAAACGACCACAAGATGAGATCGTTATCCAAATGGATCTATCTTTAAATGATTTAAATACGCAACCCGAAGATAAAAATCAAGTATTTGCTTATATCATGAAACATCAGGAGCAAGGCCATTGTCGTGTTATATTGAATCCACTAAATCGCGATTTTTCTTCATTTAAAAATCATTTAACTCAACAATGTACTGGAGTCTATATTTTCCAAATTGATGCCGATGAACTTCCAAACGAAAACCTAATTGCTGTTTTACCTGAATTATTAGAAGAAAATGAAAACATTGATGTTTTTCTAGTACCTCGAGTAAATACAGTAGAAGGTTTAACTCCCGAACACATTGCAAAATGGGGCTGGAGAGTAAACGATGCCGGATGGGTTAATTGGCCTGATTATCAATGGCGAATTTGGAAAAACAAACCTGAAATTCAGTGGGTAAATAAAGTACATGAGCGTTTGGATGGTTTTAAAATGTATACCGCAATGCCTGATGTAGAGTACTTTGCTCTCTACCATCCAAAAACAATTGAAAAACAAGAAAAACAAAATCAGTTATACGATATATTATGATAAATACAATAATCCATCTAAATGAACACTACCCAGAGTTCCAATCAAAAGGAAATGCAGCTCAATTTGCCATACCATATGCACAACACGTTTGTACAGGTACCGGAGTAGATGTTGGGTGTAACCGCGAAGAATGGAAATTCCCAGGAGCACATCCCGTTGACCCAGCAATCAATGAATATGATGCATTAAACTTCCCATATGAAAATTTAGATTATATATTTAGTTCACATTGTTTAGAACATTTAATTAATTGGGTAGATGTTTTAGATTACTGGACATCTAAATTAAAAATAGGAGGAACTTTATTTCTTTACCTCCCAGACTATTCACAAACATATTGGCGCCCATGGCATAACAGAAAACATGTTAATATTTTTACTCCTGATATTATTGTAGATTATATGACAGATAATGGGTATCGACAAATTTTTAAATCTGGAGTTGATTTGAATAATGCATTTATGGTAATGGGAAATAAAGAATGAAAAATATACATGTAATAACAGCTTTTACTAGCAATATCCAGGATATGTCTGATTTATCTTTTGATAGCTTATACAAATATTGCACCAAACATAACCTACAATGTAATCGATATCTCTTAGAAAATTTAGAACGAGAAGCTACTTGGTATAAAATTCCATTAATCCTATCTAAATTTGATGAGGGGGTTGATTATGTTGTCTGGGTAGATTGTGATACTACTATAATTAATTATGATTATGATATTACCAAATTCCTTGGTGATGAGAGTGTATATATTGCAAAAGATATTAATGGTATTAACTTTGGTGTAATGGTCTGGAAGCGTAGTGACTTTACGCGAGATGTGTTACAAAAGATTTGGTCAATGGAAGAGTTTTTTACTCATCACTGGCTGGAACAAGCTGCCTTTGTTAAATTGGTTGAGGATGACTATAACGGATTAAGCTCCCAGATTAAGTATTTAAATCAATCAGAATTTAACGCATATGACTATAGCTTATACTCAAGGACATACCCCGAAGGTCAAGTAAACGACCAATCTTGGTTAATACATTTTGCAGGTGTAAGTCATCATAGAAGAATTGAATTAATTAAACAATATAAAGAAACATATGATATATCTAACTGATCCAATTGTCGCAATGGACGACAACCATATTCAACTAATAAACACCTTAGCTATATGTAGTAAACCAACATCTGTATTGGAAATAGGTGTAGGTTCTGGTTTAGTAACTAAGACACTACTAGATGCGTTGCAGTATAATCAAAAAAACTCTACACTAACATGTGTTGATAATTTCTTAGATTGGAATGGTCAAACTCCCCAAGGATTTGATTCATTTAAGGACAACATCAACTTCATCAACAGTAATGAGAGGGATTTTATTATTAGTTGTAAAGAAACCTACGATTTTATCGTATCTGATGCAGACCATCACCACACAAATGAATGGGTAGATAAAACATTCAATTTACTAAATAAAGGTGGTATTCTTATATACCATGATGTAACAAACCCAGATTTTAGAAATTTATACGATATCGTTC